TAAATGTCAGCTAGTGTTTTTAGTTAACACCTTTGAAGATGTTAGGATTATACAGGCAATGTCTTGTCCTGAAGGTGCTGGTCATAAATTAAGCGAGGTTGTATAATGCCTAGACCAAAGAATCCAGATACTAGATCGTTAAAGGTTTACATTAGAGATAAAGACGGAATAATGAAGGCAATACCTGGATTAATTGCTTCTGAATTTAAAAATAAAATAGTTAAAGTGTATAGGTTAACGCCAGGGAATTTTGATGTTAATGACCCTAATCATATTCAGGAGATTGATCTAACATGAGTAAAATACTACATTCGTTTACTTTGCACGATCATGTATCGGAATTACTTCGTAAGAAATCAAGAAAGGGCTACATGTCTGATAATGTATCAACCGCTATTGAATGGTATTACACATCTCCTGTTTGGACTAAGGAGCGTGATGATGATGGAGAATATACAGGTAAGTTAGTTAGAGCTAACAAAGGAGTTGTTATAGCTCCATATGAACGAAAGAAATACCAGGAGATTATAGGAACTCTCAACAAACAGATAGACGCTCTTGAGGCTGAGAAGAAAGCACTCAAGAATAATAGGTTCAAGTTTTGGAAAAAGATGCCTCAATAGGGGGGGTATATGCCTCAATATGGTCTAGGTGTGCCTTCGGTGTATTGTGGGGGCGTAGTTGGCCCGTATGGATATTGAACAGGCATTCCCGTTACAGGATCAATTCTACCACCTGGATTAAAATTAACATTAGGAATTATTAGATCTAGAATTTGACTTATTGGATCTTGTCTAATTTCTGTAACTGTTTCTTTCCAGGCATCATATTGAATCTTCCAATCATTGTACAATTCTAAAACAGTTTCATATGTTCTAGTTCCTATGTCAAATTTAAATCCATAATAAGTTGCTATACCGCCTAGAATTAATCCCATAGCCGAAGCATCAGATAATAGAGCTACAAGTGGTGTTGAAATTCTGTTTACCTGGTAAGCAAGTAAACCGTCAGAAATTAATTCTCTTTCTGCTCGACCTAATACAATTTCATGTCTAACAACTTGGTCAGGTTTTGGCTTAGGCATTTAATCACCTACAATTCTAAACCTATAAATGGCCAACCAACTGTTGAAGTAAAGAAATTAATGTCTGAGTCAGGTAAAGATGCATCAATCGTTCCTGTATATTGATAATTGTAAAACTCTGCTGTCGGATTTGTAAATGCGGCTGCGTTAGCAAGTATGACAAAAGGCAAATTCGCTTGTCTTCCAGTCGCACAAGTAAAATTTGATGCTATTTCTAACACGGCAACATATGTATCACCTTGAGTAAATGTTGGACTGGTTATGTTTGACCCTGCCGCGTCTAACCATTGAGTTTCTGACTGAAGACCTGTTGAAGTCGTAGGCATTTTTATTTTAGCTACAAAACTACCCGCCCATCCGGTGGCACTTTCTTCATAGATCCATAAATAATTACTATCAGCAGCAGCAGCTACATTTATTCCCATTGTTATTCCTGTTGTTCCCGTAAATGGAGGTTGAAATTTTACTACAAAACCATTTACGCCTGTTGTAAGGTTTTCATTTTCCATAGCCGTTGCAACAGTAGGATTCAAACCCAATAACCAATAAGCCGTAACTGCTAATCCTTGCGAAGTGGTAAAAGACAAAGGATTTATTCCACCTGAACCGCCTGTAGCTGCAGTTGTTTGAGTAGTACCATCAGGAAAAGTAATTCCACCAGTAGCACTTGAAACATCTAATACAAACTCTTCAGTTCCACCTTTTACTGTTAATTTTTGATTAGTATCACATTGTAATGTAACGGCTTTAGTATCATTTGATAACGATACTTTGGGCGTACCAGTTCCGTTGCCCTGGACATTTAATTGTGAATCGGTGTTTGTTGTTTCGTTTTTTACTCTAACATTACCAGTTCCTAAAACTCTAAGCTCTAAATCTTGGTTAGTATTACTATTTTTTACAATACCCGCAGCACCTACACCACCTATGTCTAATTGATTTAAAACAGAAAGAACAGATCCATCAAAAGTTAAGTTTGAACTGCCTTCAATTGTATCATCTGTGGTTGCCCCAACTGCAATTTGATTATCAGAAATAGATCCGCCAATACTTCCACCGCCTCCGCCAGTCAAGAAACCATCCCAATCACCACGAACTGCCATCCTGGCTAATTGTACCAGGACTAATCTTCTCATTTCGTCTTCATTCTCAGGCTCAATAAAGATTTTTTCTGCAACTGCCTGGAACTGTGAATAAGATAAGTTCTCAAGATCAGTCTCTTTCAATAGTTCGTATATTCTTTGTGAGTAATTATTAGCTTCAGGTAGTGGCATTTTTAGATCCCCATTAATATCATTATTTCTTTGTGTCCTAAACCTAGAGCAATCATAATAGCCAGGACAAACCATTTGATATGTTCAGGCGTAGGATTAGCTTCAATCTTCATGTTAGAAAACCATCCCAATCACCTGCGCAAGCTGTAAGTGCTAATTTGATTAATACTAATCTTCTTAATTCATCTTCATTAAGCAACATCACATCTAATGGTTTACCTACATTATCAATGGTAGGATTTTCACCACTTGCAATCTCCTCAAGCGTTTTGCCTTGCATGATAGGATAAATTCTTGAAGACTTCCTTTTAGCATTTGGCAACGGCATATCATATCACTTTAATTGGTTTGATCTTGTTTTGACAATTTTTTGAACTGCTTCAAAATCTTTCAATGAAATATATCCAGCACCTAACAACTTAAACGCTTTAGATTCCATTTCGGATAATCTTCTGCGACCTTGTGCTTTTGTCATCTTCATTAAAATCACCTTAAGCAGAAGTTATGTATTGCGCTGTAAAGTTTAGAGCTACAGGAATTGACGCTGGCTTCATGTAAGGTTGTGCAACAATTGGATTTGTAGCTGGAACGCTTCCCGACAAATTACCGTTTGATTGTGTTACTTGTGCGCCACCTGCCACGCTTGTAATTAATGCCTGGTCAACTGATGTAAATTGTGCCATAGTAATAACCTGACCTGTTAGAGTTTCCCCAATTGTATTACCAGTCTGTAAATCAACAAGTTGAGTTGTTGCCGCACCTGCTGCCGTACCTGTGAAGATCCTAGGAACTCCTTGGTTAGTTACTACCGCAAGAGACGCATTACGGCCAGCCGCTACCATTGTAAACACACGAAGTTGATCTCCTGGTACTAGAGTTACAGGGCGACTTAATGCTGGTGTGCCACAAGCTACACCTTTAACAGCGAAAGGAACTAATGAAAGAATCAATCCTTTTCTTAGAATGTATGCGTATGATATGTTTACACCTGCTGTAACAATACCGCTTGTTACAGTTTGACCAGGAGCAAAGTCTCCAATGTTTTGTGCTGTTACTGTAAATGCAGTATCAGTGGTAAGACTTGCTTCTGCATCGTCTGTGATTGTTGCGTTTAGAGGAATTTTGAAACCGCTTGAGCAGTTTAGGACACCTGTTACATTTTGCGTTGTCATCTTAGATCACCTCAAAGTTTGAAACCTGCTCCCAAAGGTTTGAAAATATTACGATTTACATTTGAAATAGGTCTGCGAAGTAATCTTTTACCTAATCTAAAAGATAGTCCAACTCCAATTGAAGAAATTGCCATTTGTTGATAATTGTTCATAAAGTTATTTTGCACAACACCGAATGCTGCATCAGGAGCCGACACAATATCACCCAAAGAAATTGAATCTCCGCCAACCATTACAGGCGATGCCATTAATGATCCAGCTCCAACATTAGGAGTTTTGTAACCTAAATCAGATGCACCAGTGATAAATCCAACAGGAGTTGTTCCCATTAGACCTGATGTTAATATATTAGCATAAGCGTAACTTTCTGCTACATTCAATAGTGAAACACTTCTGCTTCTTCGGCGTGGACTTGACTTTTTTCTGCGAGCCATGTTGTTTTGTACCTAACTATACGGTTTATCAATCTTCTTTAACAAATAGACCTTTTTCGTCTCTTTGTATAACTTTCATCTGTGATTGTTGTGTTTGTTGACTCATGTTAGCTATAAGTTGACCAATTGCCATTTGGATCGGGTTAATTGGTTCACTTTCACCTAAGCCAGGTATTTTTTCAACAACTGATTTAATTGCCATAGCTAATTTTTCGTCTAATTCAATCAATCCATCTTCAATCTTATGTCCTAGGTCTATTAATAGTTTGAAAACTACGCCAAAACCCAAAATTATCGTTCCTATAATATAGAGCGTCTCCATCATGGCCTATTCCATCCCGCATCGGTTCTTAAAACCCCCCCAAACCCCAACCCCAATCCTTTTAATGCAATCATGGTTCGCTAAGTACCTTAGCAGGCGATATGCAATCGCATTTGTCTCAAAAAATCTAGCGATTTTTTTTGCGGCAGATTTGCCGCGTGTATTATATAGCCCATACGGGTCAGAATCGATATTATGGTAGAGACGCCACCGAGACACAACAAATGTTGTTTATGCAGAATGAGAAAATGTTATCAAGATCAGAAGGGTCATTTATGGGGCATCTGTGAACGATGTAAGGACACGATCAGTTCGGAGTGGTTTTAATGGGTACAGGAGGGAAAGTATGCGTTATGTGCGGTCAACAGAAGTCTTTAGGTTGGGATTGGCCCGATAAAAAATTGTGTTATGATTGTAAATACCCTACTGTATCGGATTCAAAAAAGGTGATTTTATGAATCTAAGATGTTGTAAATGTCAGCTAGTGTTTTTAGTTAACACCTTTGAAGATGTTAGGATTATACAGGCAATGTCTTGTCCTGAAGGTGCTGGTCATAAATTAAGCGAGGTTGTATAATGCCTAGACCAAAGAAT